GGTTACTTCATATCCATCGCCAGTTTCAACAAATGTATCCATTTGACGTATTTGTTCTAACTTCTTAACAATAATGACTTTAGACTCAATTAACTTCAAGTACAAATCATACACTGCAACAATACCTGGTACATGCTCTTTGATAAATTTAACACCTTGTACAAGTTTTTCTGTCATTTCGTCTTGCTTTGCTTGAGTCTTGTAACCGTCTATTTTCTTTTGCATAAAATTTATGTACTTTTGTACAAAACCTTTTGCAAACATAGTTGGATTATCAAACGCTCCTGCTCTGATGTTATTGTTCACATGTGCTTTGAGCTGTTGTAAAAATTCTTTACCTATTAGATCGTTGCCTTTCTCTAACCAAGCAAATGTTTCAGCGTCAATGCTTTTTAAATATGTAGCCGCTTCTTGTATTGAGTTTTTCATAGCAACACTTTCTTCTTTGGTCATAGTGACTGTGCCGCTTAAATCTTTTATTAGTGCATCTCTGTGCCACACACTTGGTGTTTGCCCTAACACACTGCTGTCAAAACCAAACTTTGCTGACGTATCTGCCAGTGTTGGACCACCTGCATATTCTGTGTGCCACACAATTCCCATTTCAGCACTGCTGATTTGTCCTGCTAACTCTGAGTTTGAAGGTACAGTATAAACAATGGTATTTGGTTTGAACGCAATTACTTCATCACCGTCTATGGTTGTTTTCATTAAGTCTTCTTTGGTGAACAACATATCGCCTTGTGCAACTGTGTTCCATGTTAATTTACTTAAATGTGTTAATGCACTGATTAACTTTTGCTGTAAGCCTTCTGCAGGGTGATTTTCTTTGATATCTGCTACTGTGAAATTCATTTTAGGCTTACGTGCAAACACACCTTTGGTGCCTACAAAGAATTTACCACTTTGCGGATCTCTGCCTGCTATAATGGCAGGAGCACCGTCCCACTTGGTTGTCATACTTACTGGTGCTTTTGTGTTGCCTTCAAGCATTTCATGTAAACTGTACAAGTAGTCTACTGCTTCCTTGGCGCCTTTATAGCCTTTGTTAAAAATATTATCTTCGAGATGTTCGAGGTGAGTGTTTTTACCTTCTGCTTCTTGTAGTGCAGACTCTGTGAGTATGCCTGTAACAAGTGGTTTAGAAAGTTCTACAAATTTCATTACTTAATACCTGCTAACAGTTTTAGTTCTTCTAATTCTTTGCTTTGCATTAAGTTACTTTTGCCTGTGGCTAACCAAGCAACTACTAACTGTTTTACATCAAAGCCTTGGTCGCGATATTTCATTATGCTTCTTCCTGCAAGTGCATACTGATCTTTGTTTAGTTTTCCAGCCTTAATAGCCTGTTGTATTTTAGCAGTTTTATCAGCCGGTAATACGTTAGTTGCAGGAGTTTGACTTTGTTGTCTCAAACGTCCTTTAAGCATACCAATTTGCTTGTCAAGTTCTGGTTTCTGTGATTGGTCGTATTTTTTATCTGGTGTTGGTGCTACTTTATCAGCAACCCAATCCACTGCGTCTGAGCCGCCTTTCTTTAATTTATTGAGTCTATCTGCTGTACTGCTAACTGATTTCTTTATGCGATCAGTTACACTGGCTTTAGGTTCACCTACTTTTCTATCTTTACCGAGAATGGCTTGACCAATTTTTGATTTAAAATCAAATCGCTCATCGTCCATACCTTTACGAGCATACCCTGATTTGAAGGTATCCCAGGCTTGTCTACGTAGAGTCTGTTGTGTTTTAGGTTTCTTTGTTTTGGCCATCAGTTTTCCCTTGTGATTCTTTAATCACTTTCTTTATACCTCGGGAGAACTTATTAGCATCTTTACCACGTATGCTGTTAATTAATCTATTTGTTAGATCTTTAGCAATTTTTTCATCGTAGTTTTTTTCTATCTGCTCAATAAGATTGATTGCACTGTTAATAACATGCTCGCCTCTATTCTCAACCACAAAATCTTTATTCCTGTCTACAGAAATGCTGTTGAGTTCCTCTAAAATGCTACGTGACCTACGCATATCAATTCCCTTATTATATAGTACTACGAGTATTTATCACTTTTTGTTCTTTAAGAAGTCCATCAACTGCAAACTATCAGACACTGTGCCTTGTGCATCATCTGTTTCTGCTTTTATACTGCTTGAACGTTTCAGTGAATCCATTAAACTGTTTGTTGTTACTGTCATTGCATCTTCGTCATCTTCGCTGAGATCTTCAATACGCAATGTATCTGGGTCAAATTTTAAATCTACTTTACTTCCTACACCACTACTTGAACGTGTTTTCATAAACTGTATTTGATATCTACCACGTTCACGCATAGCATTACTTGTAAAGATACCAACAACATTATCTGCTGTGTTGATCTTACTGATACCACCTGCAATGTGACTGTGGTCAAATTCTATTTCTTCTACAGCACTTCTGCCTAACTGAGAAGCAGTTACTAACAACATATTACGTTCCATTGCAAGGTTACGTAATTCTTCTGATATGTATTTGTCTTTAACAAACAAGTTTTCTGCAGATATCTTTGCACTAATAGGCATCATTAAGTCCAAGTAATCAACTAACAATGCATCTACCTTTACACCTGATTGTATTTCATACTCTCGTAAAAACGCTCTTATATCATTACAATTAACACCACTTGGCATTTGTTTTACTCTAAACTTACCTGCGCCTTTACCTTTCATAACTACTTTTAAATGCACATCATCCATGTTACGCATGATTTCTTTAGCGGCGTACCCGCTAACCATACCATCGAGTCTCATACTAATAAGTTGTTCACTGAGTTCTAAACTGATGTAAACAACATTAAGTCCTGCTAAACTCCAGTTTACACCAAAGTTTTGTAAGAATAAACTTTTACCTGCTCCTGAGCCTCCTGCGAAAATTGTTATTTCGCCTCTGTTCAGTCCACCGTAAAGTTTCTGATCTATTCCTTTCCAGCCTGTGCTTACGGCGCCTGCCTGTGCTTTTATCCATTCTAATCGCTCTTTTGGGTTATCAAAGTAATCTAAACCTAAATCTTTTACTAAGCCTGTCTGTACAGCATCTTTAATCTTTTGTTCTACTGTGCCATAATCTTTTGCTTCAAGCAAATCAGTACTTTCGATGATTGCTTTTTCAAGTGCTTTATGCCTACAAAAAGTTTCAAACTCATCCATAAACCAATTATGATGATCTGGTGTTACATTTTCGATCAGTTCAAACTTAACTGGACTAATAGCATTAACTTGTTCTAATGTAGGAACAGCATTATGATTAGTTGCATGACTAATCATTAATTCTACTGCCGCTTTATACTTTAAATTAAAGTGATCAGGGTGTACAATGTTTTGACATCTTGCAAACAAATCTCCATCGCTTAATAAAAACTTAATAAAAAGTTCTTGTACATCATCTGTATATTGTTTAATGTCTGTCATTCTACTGGTGCCTCTGCTCGTTCATTAATTAAATTTACCCAATTACGTCTCAGTATAATGTTTTTTTCGATCTCATCAGCAAATAATTGCTGTGCTTCTGCTGTATAACTCATACCTAAATCAGTTTTAGTAATGTAGTCTAAAATCTCTACAATGTGATAACGTGTTTTAATTAACCCTTCAAAAGTTTTATTATGGCAAGATTCTCTGCCAACAATCTTATTTGCATCATCGAGCCCACGCAACAACGGATCGCCTGTTAATGTAGCAGTCTTTGATGCTGACAAGAAACAAAAATTATCTAAGTAGCCTGATCTATATCTCAATGTGTGTTCAAGCAAAATAATATTTTTTAAGAACTCCTGATATACAGTACTTGGAGTATAGAGAGTTTCTCTTAATACGTCTATGTTTTTTACTTTATCAGTAATAAGTTTTTGGACATCTTTTGATAAGTCCTTGATAGAAATAACCTCACCATCTTTGCATAGTATAATACTGTTATCAGGTTGTACAAAAATCACAATACCATACGTTTCTTCGTGTAGTTCGATAACATGTGGATCTGGTAATTCAATTAAAAAATACCAACTTAGTCTTTCTTCATGTTGATACTCTGGTGAGTTTACTAAGAAGTTTAACACATCTCTGAACACTTGTTGTATACTACAACCAGGAATACTCATGTTCCTAATTCTGCCATTTTTTGTTTTGCCAATTTTAATCAATTGTGGCCAGGCATACGGACATAGTTTTCTTTTTTCGTTTGTGTGCTTATCTCTGATTGTTGCAAAGTCCTGATTGCCTGATGTGGCGCTCGAACCATGAACATAAAATTTTATTTGTGGGTCCATTATATTTTTCCTGTGTCTGTATTTATAAGTTTGGCTTTTACCTGAGCTTTTATTTTGTTTCCTGTTGCACTGTGCATGATGCTGTATACTGTGGCAAGACGACCATATTTACTAACTGCATCAGCGGCGTCTTTACAATCTACATGCCATTGCGGGAAACTTACTTCCCAACCGAGTGCTAATGCTTGATCAATTAATTCTATGCCTGCTTTGTCTCTATCAGGGCATACTATTACCCTAAGTCCTAATTTATCTATAAGATGTGCCTGCTCTGGTGTAATAGTGTTACCCATAATGCTAACACCATCTACTAATATTGCATCAATTACACCCTCTGTGATAATCACTATGTCTCTGTCTGTGTCTACAAATTTGTCTATATTAAACACATACCCTGGTTGTAATTTTTGTAGATACTTTGGAGTTTCTTTATTAGGTGGTGCTACGTGCCTTCCTGTCCAGCCCACTAATTTATTATCGTACAAGAAAGGTATCATTACTCTTTTTCTGTTTGCAAAGTCTTTGAAATGCATTAACGGATATAAATCTAAAATACCTCTACTGATTGCATATTGTTTTAGTTCGTTTACATCACTTAAATTTTCTATTAGTTCAGTGCCTTCCGGTAACTCATACTCTTCAAATTTTGCAATATTGTAAACATAATTATTTAGATCTACATCCTCGAAGTCATCACTGAACTTCATTAGTTCAATTTGAGTATCATGTATTGCTTTTCTATCAGCACCTAATTTTTCTGCAAGTTCTTTATACTTTTTACCTAAGTAAGGACTCGGACTCCAGCCTGTAGTAAAGTTGCAATTAAAACAATGGAAACTTATCTTAGAACCGTTGGTGTTTAAACCACCACGTTTACGTTTATCACTACACATAGGACAATCCATGGTAATCCAACCACTTGGAGTCTTTGTAGTTTTTAACGGTAAATGGTCGAGTAATAAACTATGTACTGAGCCAACAACTGTTTCTAACATCTATATATTATACACTATCCTTTTACAAGTGTCAAGTATAATTAGTTTCTCAGTTGTATTTTTTCTAAGGTTCCTGAAGTAGGCTTAGATACTAATCTTACCCAGTTGCAGTTAGTTTGGAAAGTTTCTGTGACCACGTTTGCATCAGGCTTTTTATATGTGTCTGCGCCTAACCCTAACTTGGTTACACTGTCGCCGGAAATACCAAAATGCATTCCTGCAAGTTGCAATTGATATGTTTTGGTGTTTGCTATTTCGGACTCAGTGCTTATAACACTTGCTACAACATTTGCATTTGTGTTAGCACCGTTGTTTATTAAATTTGCAACGTCTAATAATGTGGTTGCACCTACAAAAGATATCGTTTCTGTTCTATTGTCTGTGTCAATCTTTTCATAGTCAACAATGGTCATAGATGTTAATCCTAACGAAGTAACTCTGCCTGTGCTGGTTTGTATGTTGCTGTCAGTAACAATAACATTGCCCTTTACCAAATACTTGTCACTGATGTCTATTGTTTTAACTGTGTACCAATCAAAACTATCATCTTCTGTTGAAGGTGTAGCAGTTAAACTACTTGCTTGTAATTGAACTTGACCAGTGTACTGCTGAGGATATATTGCCACTGTGTGTTGTGCATTGGTAAAGTTTCTGTCTAAGTTACCATACATAGCACTTGATACAAAAACATTTGATGCATCACCAGTAGATGTATTCTGCGTTTGGAAAAATGTTTTATCTTCCTGAGTAGGCACAGGTTGTACACCAACTTGGTCTGTGACTTCAATGTCAAAACGTAAAGAATTATTTTGGTCTGTGTACACAGGTCTGTCAGTTAACTCATCAACTGAACGTGTGATGAATACTTGATATAAACCTGGATCTATTTGAGCAAGATCTCCTTCACTAAGGACCAACTTAACCTTTCCAACTTCACTGGTGTCTTCGAGGATTCGTGTAATCAATCTCTTCTTGGTAGAAGGATTTACTAAGTATGCTCTCAGTGTTTCAGAAAATACATTTTGTAATTTTCTATCTCTATTTCTTATCTGGAAATAAATATCATTAGTTACGCCCTTGTGGGCTTTTAAGTTTCTATTGTTCATTGGTCTGTTATCCACATATAAATCTCCTGCCATTATGACAAGATCTACTACATTTTCGTACAAATAAAGTCTATTGTCGCCGTTACTCATACATGTATTTATCAGTCGAGTGATAAATATCTTAGATGGTAGAAGCAAATGAATACTCCAACTTTGAGTTCCTAACTGGTATAACGTACGGTGGCAGAGAATATGTCGGCATAGTAGTTAATCAAGATGGTCAAATCCTCACATTTTACGATGTAGAGCAGATTCCAACACCAGAAATAAAGAGAAATTTTTTAGAACTTGGCGAAATATGGTGGTGGGAAAGTAATAGACAATTACCAATTGATGTATTCTTACATTACGAAATGAAAGCATTCATGCCTTATCTAAGAACATTTGTAATGAAGGACGTGGAAATATTATTTGGTCCTGTGACCAGTTTGCAAAATTTACTAAAGAAAAGAATTAAACGAAGAACAATTCAACTTATCAAGAAGACTTAGCAGTCTCAACAATCAAATTCAACTGTACCGCAATAGTTAATGCATAAGCAATAGCATGACTCTTCTTAAAGAAGTATGTATCATCAGTTGGTCTCAACCATACATCCGATTCAATCTCTGCCCAACTCTTACCAACCAAATGTTTCTTACCTGGTCTAATAATTGCAAGTATCATTGCTAATTGCTCTACTGATTGCGGCTTATATTCTGCTACTAATTTTGCATAGTTATTAATATGGAATAGTTGCTCTACTATATCGCTATGTAGCAATAATTCCCACATAGGTTCTTTGCTGAGTAGTTGATTTAAGTGTGCTTCAGATTTAATATCTGTATACACACTATTGTTCAGTACATCAAGTTTAAACCAACCATCTTCTTCTGCTGTTTTGTGATCTATGTTGCTGAAGTTTTCAATTGGTTTGAATGGAATATTTTGTAAGTAGACGCCAGTGTTGTGCTTAGTAAATTTACCATCTTTAACAATACTTGCAGGTATATGCTTGATAAACTTTAACAGTTCATCACGATTAGGCATATCAATGTCTACATCAAAATCAATCTTCATAATGGTTATTATAACACCTATTCATTTAATGTCAAGTAATCAGTAGTGGTGTATATTTCTATATTACCATCTGTTGCAGTTGTTTCGCCAAACACAACAACATCAACATAACCATCGCTGTTCATATCGTGTAGATAACCTTGTGCATTGTCCTGTACACCACTGTGACCCGGCATTGGCTCTTCAGCGTTTTCATACATTACAAACTTACTGCCGTTGTTTAAATACACCATTGGCTTACCACCAAATTGTCGCTCACCTCTACTGAACTCTGATATAACCACATCACTTAATCCGTCGTTGTTAATATCTCCGCATTCAAAGAAGTTTGCATTGTATTGATTAATTTCATTTACAAATGCATCTTCACGTTGTACTAATTTATTATCTACAATATCAAACACTAATAAGAATCTATGGTCGTCCATATCGTCAACATCATACGTTCCGCCTTCGTACACTTCTACTGTAGGCTTCCATCCATCAAACATAGCAATAACAGAAGAGTCGTCCATAACACACATTTGGCTGGCCGCAATACCTAAATACTGCTCGCCATTAACCAACATCACATCCATTGGACCAACATCACCATTCCAATTGGTAACTGTGATAATAAACTCTGCTGGTGTTAAATAACTATCATCCATTGCCCAGTCTTCGTATTCTGTAAACAAACCAATACCACATGCTGGTGGTGTGTCATTACTTGTGAAAATACAAGTTGTACCAACAATCGAATCTGTACCAACAGTTTGAAAATCTGTTGACCAATGACTTGCTGGTTGATTTATTCCCACAGGATATTCTTGTGTAGTAGATACCCATTCATTGTTTACTAATCTGTATGCCTGAAATTGGTCGCCACAATAGCCTCCAAACAATGCATCATCATATCCTTGATCGTTTGGCCTCGATTGTACTGCATGTCCCCAACAAGGTTGTCCAAACACACTGATGTCATATGTGTAATTTGCATTACTTAATAACACTGTTGGTTGAGCATCATACACTGACTCATTGTTTCTACCATCTTCCCAATTGGTTGCAAATGCATAATCATCTACACCATCGTTATTAAAGTCACCTACAGCATATTTTCTACTTGCACCACTGATGCTTGGGTAACTCTCACCAAACACATCATAGTTCTCTACAGTAAATCCGCCAATGCCGTCACTAACCTGTGCAACAAGTATATTAGGTGTAGCAGTAGTCTTCTCTGAATTAGTTGCTAAGTCGCACCAATAGACAACAATAAAGTCTGTGTACTCGTCATCATTTAACTTTGTGGGTATTGCAAACTGTATGCTTGGCTCTAACGTTGTATCAGCAGTACACACATTGCTGTAATATGTATCTGGATCATATGCTACAAGTGGTTCAGCATTGTATAATGGTGTTGGAGTTGAGGGTGGTGTAGGTGGTGTGAGTGGTTGTAACCCAACTGCTGGAGATGTCCCACTACCGCCACATGCGGTCAAGAACAATAAACTAATACCTACACTGACTTTGCTAAAATTCATGAATATCCTACCTTTCGTAAATTATTAGTGTATATTATAGCAAATTGTGTGTGTTTGTCAACCTGTTTTACTAATCAACTATGCCGCCTTTACTGCTGTAAAGAGCTTCATATATGGAAATAGATAATTCATAGTGTCCACGTTTTGTGAGTATAGATGTAGGTGTTATTATTTTATCTCGATCTTCGGGCTCGAAATCGTCAATCCATCTATTAATGTTCAACCCGTTGTGATCTGTTTCAGCCATTAGCTCGTTGTCATCTAAAGGACATATATGTGCTGATGCAATTATAAACAATGCAGGTACGCCTACTGATTGCAACATCCTAACACATTGAAAATGTCTATTA